TTTAGTTTTTAGGGTTTGTGAGGGGAAGCGACAGGCCGGGCTACGTGTGGTGGATTACTTACAAAAAAGCCACTCAATCGAGTGGCTTAACTGGATGATTCTAAAGCTAAAATTTGGTGGCCCCTGCTGGACTTGAACCAGCGACCAAGCGATTATGAGTCCCAACCTTAAAGCTTATAAAACAATAAGTTACTTTGATTTCAACGCCTTGCGCCGTCGAATAGTGGGGAATATGAAAGCATAGTGAATAGGTTTGCTGCCATTTTGCTGCCATCAAATCAGATTTAAGGGGTTGTACTCCACTGCTTCTGTCAGATGGTCTGGGGCGAAATGAGCATAGCGCATCGTCACCTTAATATCAGTGTGTCCAAGGATACGCTGCAGTACAAGAATGTTACCCCCGCGCATCATAAAGTGGCTTGCAAATGTGTGCCGTAGAACGTGTGACAGCTGCCCGTCAGGTAGCTCAATCCCCGCTCGCTTAATTGCCCCACGAAACGCAGAATAGCACCCCGTAAAGACTGGTTTTGATGTTCTTACTTTTGGGAGTATTTCGTAAAGCTCATCACTTATTGGAACGGCGCGGTTTTTCTTGCCCTTGGTTTTGATATAAGTGATTTTGCCGGGGCTTATTTGCTTGCCTGTCAGTGACTCCGCCTCGCCCCATCGTGCTCCGGTTGCAAGGCATATTTTTACGATGGTTACTAAATCTACCGCTTTGCTTTTCTCACACTCTGCCAGCAGTTGCTTGACTTCTTCGACTGTTAGCCAAGCCAGCTCTGCCTCGTCTATTTTAAATTCCCGGACGTTTTCGAGCGGATTGGGCGCGCTCCAGTCATCCAGTCTTTTCAGTTCGTTGAACATGGCGCGGAAATACGCCAGCTCAAGATTGACAGTACGGGGAGTCACTGCTTTTACCCGATCTGAACGTGTAATTTTCCCGCTTAAACGCTGTTCACGGTAGGTTGCAAAAAGTTTGGCGTTAAATTCAGTGGCGAGAGGGTTTCCCATAGCAAAGCAGGCAAATTCCATTGCACCTTTACGCTTGAGGCCATCAGAGAGTGTAACGCCATGTGCGTTGAACCAGGTTTCAACAAGATCAGTAACTCGCCGCTTATCTGCTTTTTCTCCTAACCAAGGCTTGTCCTGCGCTTGATCCTTAATGTGACGCTCAAAGGCCATGGCTTCGCCCTTGGTGGCGAATTGGCGACGGATGCGCCGCCCATCCCTACCGTTGGGGAAGACCTGAGCCTGCCACTTACCATTAGCTAACTTTGAGACAGCCATAATCAGTTTTTAGAGCAAATTCGCTTTGATTTACTGATAGTGCCGTCATTGCAAACAAATTTACCATCAGATGTGCAGTGTGAGACGCCACCTTTTTTCCCAGAGCATGGGTAATTGCGTGCATATGATGGCTGTGTTGCCAAAAACACTAAACCTAACGTAACGATTGCCATTAATTTTTTCATGCTAGTAGCCTTAACTTATTTCCGTATAAAGTCGAATTCGCTCATTCTGTAAATGCTGTTTTGCTGATCACCCTACCGTTAACCTCAATATCCGATGGGGTGCATTCAAAGGATGCGGGACCATTCTCTACACGTAAGCGTCCGCCAGGAAGGCGATAAACTTGCCTGATGCTCAGAAAACCATCTAATTTAATCAACCAGATTCCATCGTTGATTTCTCCCCTGAACTCATCCACAAGATAGAAAGTCTTTTCAAACTTCACCAAGAACGGAGCTGTTGCATCTGGGGGGATAAGGCAGGAGTCATAACGGACCTGTTCAGATGATGAGTAAATCCCGTTTGAGATTTCTTTTAATTGCAAAAGCAATCCATTGTCATTGATTATTTTTGTGGTGGGAGTGCCTTGTCCTGTAGTTAACCAAAGCATGGATGCACCTGTATCAAGATGGCAGGCAATGAGCCAGTCATGCGGAAAAGTATCGCGCATCCAACGGTTTGCCATAGTGCTCTGGGATACCCCAAGGTGATCGCACAAAGCCTGTCTGGTACTGAATCCATAGGCCTGGAGAATACGAGTTATCGCTTCCTTCCCACCACTTTGAGATGGGAAATTGTATTTTGAGATCGCGAGGGGGGTCTCTTTTGTGTTTGACATATTTAAAATGCGATCCTATCATCGGTTTTGTGGTGTTCGGAATGATTGCGAATAGTTCCGAATAGTGAAGTTTTTAAACACAAACTGAGGAATAGTGCATCATGAAAAGCAATTTTTCAATGCGCCCCAGCATCAACCTTGTGGTATCTGAGCCATTCATCACACTGGATGAGTTCTGTCGCCGTACTGGTTACAAGCCTAGTTATGCCCGTCAAATGATCCGGGAAAACCGCCTGCCCATCAGGAAAAAAGCCGGAGTTAACAGCCTTATCGAAATCAACATGTTCGCGTTGACGATGGAAGCGGCCCAAGGCTGCGAAGTCGCAATGCAAGCCTGATAGTTCCATTTTGGGATAGAAAAGGATTTACATCATGTTTGATTATCGTGTTTCCAAACATCCGCATTTTGACGAAGCCTGCCGGGCTTTTGCGCTGCGTCACAACATGGCGAAGCTGGCAGAACGCGCGGGAATGAACGTCCAGACGCTGCGTAACAAGCTGAACCCGGAGCAACCGCATCAGCTCACTCCATCGGAAATCTGGCTGCTTACCGATCTTACTGAGGACTCCACGCTGGTTGACGGTTTTCTGGCGCAGATTCACTGCCTGCCATGCGTACCGATGAACGAAGTGGCAAAAGAGAAGCTGCCGCATTACGTCATGAGCGCTACTGCTGAAATCGGACGTGTTGCTGCCGGTGCCGTATCGGGTGATGTGAAAACCACCGCAGGCCGCCGCGATGTTATCAGCAGCATTAACTCTGTTACTCGTCTGATGGCACTGGCTGCCGTTTCGATGCAGGCGCGTTTGCAGGCTAACCCGGCGATGGCAAGCGCGGTGGATACCGTGACGGGCCTCGGCGCTTCGTTCGGTCTGATCTGAGGTGGTTATGCTGACTAAAGAACCATCTTTCGCGTCACTTCTCATAAAGCAAAGCCCGGCAATGCACTACGGTCATGGCTGGATCATGGGGAAAGATGGCAAGCGCTGGCACCCGTGCCGCTCTCAGGATGAACTGCTGGCTGACCTGTCCACAACCAAACAGGGGAAATCATGGCTATTGAAGGCGCTACGGCGACTGTTCCATTAAGCCCCGGTGAACGCCTGGATGGCCTGAACCATATTGCGGAATTGAGGGCTAAAGTGTTTGGTCTGAATATTGAGCCGGAGCTTGAAAGGTTTATTAAAGATATGCGCGACCCACGCGACGTAAATAATAAACAGAATGAGCGGGCACTGGCAGCCATTTTTTATATGGCAAAAATTCCGGCAGAACGTCACGGCGTCAATATTAGTGATCTGACTACTGACGAAAAGCGGGAACTGGTGAATGCAATGAATCATTTTCGTGCAGTGGTGAGCTTATTTCCCAAACGGCTAACCATGCCGAATTAATCCAAAACAGAAATTAATGGCGTAAACCCGCCGGGCTTCTTATTACCCAAATTCAGGAGAAACAACGATGCGAAATATTGAAACCCGTACCACTAAAACCGGACCAGATGATGCTGGGCTCAACCTGCTGCTGACTGAGGCACGCAAAGAAGAACGCCGTGGACGCGCAGATGTGATGGCTGCGCGTCTGGATTCTTTAGCTGCTCGTATCGTGTCACGTCAGCTTAACCACACGGAAGCGGCTGAGCTGCTGCGTCAGGAAGCTGTGAAGATTCAGAACGAAGCGCAGGAGATCCACTGATGGCTGATTCAATGGACCTCGTACAGCAGCGCGTTGAAGAAGAACGTCAGCGGCACATCCACACTGCCCGCAATAAAGCGCCGGGCGTTTCCCGTGTGCTCTGCATTGATTGCGATGCTCCGATCCCGCCAGCTCGCCGCCGCGCCATTCCGGGCGTGCAGTGCTGCGTCACTTGTCAGGAAATAGCAGAGCTGAAAGGCAAACATTACAACGGAGGTGCTGTATGAGCACTATTCTGAAATGGGCGGGAAATAAAACCGCCATCATGCCGGAACTGAAAAAACACCTTCCTGCTGGCCCGCGACTGGTTGAACCTTTCGCGGGTTCATGCGCTGTAATGATGGCGACAGACTATCCTCATTATCTTGTCGCGGATATTAATCCAGATCTTATCAATCTCTATAAAAAAATTGCCCTTGATTGTGAAGCTTTCATATCACGCGCAAAAAATATTTTTGCGATTGCGAATAGAGAAGTTGCTTATTACAACATTAGGCATGAATTTAATCATTCCTCTGAAATTACTGATTTTATGAAAGCAGTATATTTCCTTTATCTCAATCGTCATGGTTATCGTGGGCTGTGCCGTTACAACTTGAGCGGTCATTTTAATGTCCCTTACGGTAATTATAAAAATCCGTATTTTCCTGAAAATGAGATACGCGCTTTTGCAGAAAAGGCTCAACGCGCAACGTTTATCTGTGCCAGCTATGATGAAACACTGGCGCTGCTACGGACGGGTGATGTTGTTTATTGTGACCCACCATACGATGGCACGTTTACCGCTTATCACACTGCCGGTTTTACGGAGGACGATCAGTATCATCTGGCGTCTATTCTTGAACGCCGGTCATCAGAAGGTCATCCGGTTATCGTGTCCAACAGCGACACGTCCCTGACCCGTTCGCTTTATCGTAATTTTACCCGCCATCGCATCACTGCAAAGCGCAGCATGGGCGTGGCTGCCGGTGATAGTAAGTCCGCAGCGGAAATAATCGCCGTTTCAGGAGCAACCCGCTTTAACCGGGTTTATTCCACCCACGGGGATGTGTGCTCGGTTATTTTAGAGGTGCGGGCGTGACGGTAGGTAAGTTCGCGTCCCACAATGTAGCAACCACCGGCGGCTCGAATGAGGCCGCCGTGGCCTTTCCATGGAATAACCCAAAAAAAGCGGTTAATCCGTATCTGGACCCGGCGGAAGTTGCGCCGGAGTCTGCGCTTTCAAACCTGATCGCTCTTCACGCTGCGGATAACGAGCAGGAGCAGTTGCGCCGTGAAGCGCTGAGTGATGAGGTCTGGGAGTGCTATTTCTTCAATGAGTCCCGCGATCCTGTCCAGCGCGAAATGGAGCAGGACCGGCTGATTAGTCGTGCCAAAATGGCGCGCGAGCAGCAGCGTTTTAATCCTGATCTGGTCATTCTGGCTGACGTTAACGCCATGCCGATCCACATCAGCAAGCCTTTGCTGGAACGGATTAAATATTTCCATAGCCTGGGCAGGGCAAAGGCTTATTCCCGCTACCTGCGCGAAACCATCAGGCCGTGTCTTGAGCGGCTGGAGCGCGTGCGTGACAGTCAGGTGTCTGCGTCTTTCCGGTTCATGGCGAGCCATGACGGGCTGGAGGGGCTGCTGGTACTGCCTGAAATGAATCAGGATCAGGTTAAGCGCCTTTCCACACTGGTTGCTGCACATATGAGCATGTGTCTTGATGCGGCCTGCGGTGATTTGTTTGTCTGTGACGATGTTAAACCAGAAGAAATCCGCCAGGCATGGGAAAGGGTTGCCGCAGAAGCCATGCGCCTTGAGGTCATCCCGCCTGCCTTTGAGCAGTTGCGCCGCAAAAAGCGCCGCCGCAAGCCGGTGCCTTATGAACTGATCCCACCGTCGCTGGCGCGTATGCTGTGCGCGGACTGGTGGTATCGCAAACTTTGGCAGATGCGCTGCGAGTGGCGGGAGGAACAGCTGCGAGCCGTCTGCCTGGTCAACAAAAAAGCGTCCCCGTATGTCAGCTATGAAGCCGTGATCCACAAACGCGAGCAGCGCCGCAAATCGCTGGAGTTCTTCCGTTCGCATGAACTGGTCAACGAAGACGGCGACACGCTGGACATGGAAGATGTGGTGAACGCCAGCAACAGCAACCCGGCACACCGCCGTAATGAAATGATGGCCTGTGTTAAGGGGTTGGAGCTGATAGCGGAAATGCGCGGAGACTGCGCGGTGTTTTATACCATCACCTGCCCGTCACGCTTCCACGCAACCCTCAACAACGGCAGACCTAATCCGAAGTGGACCAGCGCCACCGTCCG